CTTGTAACTGTTGGTGCAGAAACATTACCTTCAAGAGTGATTTCAAAACCTCTTGTTTCTGTTTTGGTATTACTTGTTTCAGCAGATGTAGCAGTTGCAGTGACTATAAAAGTATGGTTTGCTGTTGCATCATCAGCAGGAAATGCACTTGGAACACCTCCACTTAATGCACCAGAATTTGCATCAATTGTAAGTCCTGTTAGTTCTGCTGGTAATGTTGTAATGGCAAATGTAACAGTGTCATCTGGGTCAAGAGAATTTGCAGCAACTGTTGTTGAAAGGTCTGTAAAAGCATCAGCATTAGGATCATTTGTTGTATTCGTAACTGTTCCAATATTTGCATCAGCTGCAGGAGAAGAAAATGCTGGAGTTGGTGCGTATTCAAGAGCATTACTTTGAAGAACAAAGGAACCATTAGAATTGAGAATTTTGACACTAAATGGATCTTCACCAGCAATTTGACCAGATGAAATAACACCTGCAGGAATGTCAAATGTAACCTGAGTATCGTTAACAAGAACAATATTATCAGCAGTATATTCATCTGCTCCGATTTGATCAATAAGAACAACAGATACACCTGTCAAGAATCCGCTACCAGTTACAGTAATAGTGTCACCAGTATTTTGGAAATATGTAAATCCAAGAGAGTTGACAATTCCTCCGATATTAATTCTTGGAGTTGAAGGAATGAGAGATTTTGCTGTATCCTCATTTGCCGAATCAGTTACAATCCAACCTTGTGTTGAATCTACATATACTAACTGAGCACCACCTCTTGAAGCACCAATATCTAAATAATTAGATGAACCATTAATTTTTCCACCATTTGGATTAATTTGAATTCTGTTTGTATAATAACCATTCACATCAGTCGCAACTAGATCATTAGTTCCAGCATAATCTACTAAGGAAATATAATTACCTATGGTAGGACTGGCAGGAAGTTTGATAGTGACTGTTCCAGCAGTTGTATCCACAAAATATCCGTTGGAAGATGCAACTTCATATCCTGCTCCAGTTGCACCTGTGCTGGATTGATTAATCACAGCATTTGTCCAATTTGTGCCACCTACACCTTGTGGAAGAGTCACATCCAAACCCGAAAGATTGAGTGGATTTGCAAGTTTAGCAACTGTTATTCCACCATCAGCAATGGCAGTTAATTTAATTCTCGTTAATGGCATCTTGTTTTTTATCCTTCAGTAGTTTTTGTAATTCTGCAGTGCTTCCAATGTATAAAGCATTTGTTACACTCTTTGGTCCTGTATTCGATTCTTCTTTAATCTTTTTAGTTTTTTCATGAAGAATCATTAATTTATCAGTAACATCCGCTACATTTTTAATAAGATTTCCTGCTACTTCATATGCTCTAGGATGTTCTGATTCTCTTGCTATATCTAATATTCCAACAATTGCATCCTGACCACGTTCAACCAATGCGTAAAGATTCTCTCTTTGATATTTATAATCATTATCAACATCATTATTTATTTTATTTTGTGGTTTAGGACTTATCGGAGCAGTGACTACTGATGTAACATTTTCAACTACATCAGCAATTCCTAATACCGTATCAAGCGTTTCAGTGGATTTACTCATCTTGCCCAGTTGTTGGGTTGTATGTTTTTGCGTCTTCAAAATATGATGTTGTTTCATTAAATCCAAAATCGTCATCATCATATGTTGCAGTAATTGGATCAGGTTCTACTGTATACCGTTGTTCTCTAGCAGGAGAAACAGTAGGAAGATTTGCGTATTGGTCAACTTGTACAGATTTAATGACCTTTTCAGACTTGACAGGTCCATACAAATAAAATTTAGCAGTAAAATCTAATGTATAAACAATAGATCTTCTTTGTATGAAGTCACCTTCATATACGTCTTCATATGAAATAGAATTTAATACAATCGGCACATCTCGAGTAATACCTATTTCAGATCTTTCATTAATTGTAATCATAAATTCTGGTTGAAAATATGGTAATATTTGTTCAACTATTTGCAAAGCATCATCTGAATTTTTTGAAAATGCATACAATTCAAAATTTAAATTATAAGGAACAGGCATATAAGAAGAAAGCAATTGGTCATTCTTTTCAGAATTTTGTTTTTTGGTAACTTTAATTGCTTTATTTAATTTTCTGTTTGTATCATATGCTATTGCTTTAATTTCAAAACCAAGTCTTGGTAATGTAACAGCAACCTTCTTTGTTAATTTTGGATCTTCTGTAAGTCTTGACAACCATTTTTGTTTCGGACCATATGCTAATGGTACTTTCATAGATTGAGTAACATTACCATTTCTATCTTTGCGTGTTAAATAAATGTTATTGAACATAGAACCAAAAGCAACAACAATATCTCTTGTTGTTTCATGGTAAAATTGTGAGCCTATCATGCTATTTCTCCAAAGGGATTCTTTTCATCAAAATTAAGTATTGTGTCATCTAACAAATCAAAATCATTGTTTTGTGCTCTCTCATCAATTACTTGTATCATATAATCTTCATTAATTAAATAAGAAGGATCACCAAATGGAAATGATTCTTCTAATACAATAGAACCACCATCTTCTAGTGTTACATTATAATTATATTGATTGAGAGAATTATCAGTTTCAATGGCATCAATTTCTTCTATGCCTGTATTCAAGTCTTCAGAACTATATTCAAACAACCTACATTTCAATTTGTAAGTCGGAAGATAATTCAATTGATAAAATGGTTCATGCTGTTCTACAAATGCAATCTCAAATAATGTTTGAGTTGCAGAAAAATAAATCAAATCTCCTTCATTTGGTCTTGAGTTTTCTGTAAGATTTACATCAGTAGAAATAAATTGTTCCCATCTTCTTTTCGCAACAACCAATGTAACTTCATATTTAATATCAAGTCCAAACTTTGTCATCAATTCTTTTTCACCTTCAAACCCATCCACATTATCTACATACATTTCTATTAAATACGAAGAATTGAAACTAGATAAAGGATCCTCACCAAAAATAGTATCTAAATTTACAATTTTTCTTGGTAAATAATAAACATCTTGCCCATAAATTCTTAACTGTTCAATGATCAAATCCTCATAAAGCATTTGTTCATTAACTGTTCCAGTATCAAAATAATGATTTGTGGGCATTTTATCCTACCATGTACATTGGCGGCAATTCATATGCTAATTGCATCTGCTCTTCTAATTTATTCAATTCTTCCTGTGCTTGAGTATATAATTGTTCACCATTTAATGCTACACCACCAAGCATTTGTATTCCTTGGAATTTGATTAAATTAGCACCCCATTGTCTTTTGATCAATTGTGTCGCATATCGTTTTAAAAACATATCACCCCAAATATCAGCATATGTTTGGGGATCTAATTTACGAATTGCTTCAATTACCAAATAATCTCCAGCAATAACATCTGTTTGCCAATCCATATCAATATAAAGTCTATTTTGGTGTTGATTATGCCTGATAGGTTTTTGTCCGACAAGAATATTTTCTAACAATTGTAAATGCTTCATTGTCATTTCATAATGGATGACTGATGTAGAAGAAAAGTCATAAAGATCATTTAATCTTAATTGATATCTAACATCAAACATATTGATGTTACCTTTATCTGAAAAATCAAACACCTTTATGACAGAAATAATTGAACTGGGAACAGGAATATAATTTGTTGCCTCTTTCCATGAAGCAGTAGTCGCACCATCAACATCAGTCACAGATGCTAAAGAAGTATTTGATCTTGCTCTGTCAATGTCATTTTGAGAAACTTGATATTTTAAATAAACTCTCTCAACGCCATCATAATGATATTGAGCAAAATATTGTAATGCTTCATCGATACGATCTTCAACTTGATCAGGATCTACATTTATTTCTATAACTGGCTTACCTAAAGCACGGAGACAATAATCTTTAAATTCAGTTCTTGTAGATGGTAAAGGCATAGTATTTTTATCCAAGTGCTATTGAAAATATTATTCCATTATTAACTGCTTTATCCGTAACTTCTTGAGAAGAATCTACATCTAAATTAGTTCTTGCATCAGAAATACTAGGTACATCTGAAAGACTATTCGTACGAATAAGATAAGAAGGATCAGCTCCTGCAGGAACATATTGTCCAATTATAATCACTTCATTACTACTGTTTTTCGTATATATAATACGATCAACAGTATTTATTGCGATTTCCCCTACTTCTAAATCATTAGAAGTAGGGACTGCATTTGCTGCTTCAGATCTTTTTGGTTTTATAACTGTTGGCATGATTAGTTTTCCAACTTTAATTTAAATTTAATAATTTCCACCATCAACAGTTGCGACAGTTACTTCACCAGCACCAGACACAGCAAAATTATCAGAAGAATAAGAAGCAACACCAAGTGTAGTAGTAGTAGCAATCAACCCAGCAAAAACACCTGTTGTGTTATTATAAGACAATCCTGTTCCTGCTGTTACACTCATCGATGCTCTTGCAAGAGCATCTGTGTAATAAATGTTTGTAGAACCTTGAGCAACATCGTCAGTATCAAGCGTAAGAGTGCCACCTAAAGCTAATTGAGCACCATTAATTGTTACACTTGAGTTTGTCAGCTTTGCGTTTTCAATGGAACCAGCAAGCATGGCATTTGTAACACCAAGTGCTTTAATTTGTAAAGCATCAGCAACAACTTCAATTGAAGAATTATCTACTACAACATCTAATTGATTTCCTGTCTTGCTAATTGCAGCACCATCAATAATTTGACCAGCACCAGAAAATTGTGTATAAACAACATTATCAGTGCCAACTGTTGTAATAATATTTGTTTGTACAAATCCAGCATCACCATTATTTGTGCCACTCTGAATAAAAAAGAATTGTCCTGCAGTTAAATCAGCAGCACTTGTTGAATCTGATGCTCTGGTAAGTAACGATCCAGAACCACTTGTTACATATACACCATTCTCTACAACAGATGATTGATCTTTTACTAAAATTCTATCACCATCATTAACACCTACTCCATCGATGGTTGTAATTGACGAAGTAGGTGTTATTGTTCCTGCACCATTATTATAAGTTCCAGCAATATTAGCAGTAGTAGCAGCAACAACAGCTGCTTTAACTTGTAATCCTTGTGCAACAGAATCAACATATTGCTTATTAGCAGCATCTAAAATTGCTGTTGGATTTGCAACACTTGTAATCTTATGAGAATTTACATCAACTGTTCCTGTTCCATTTGGATCCAACACCAAATTTCCATTTGCATTGGTTGTAGAAATGGTATTCAAATCAATGTTCATGTTATCAACAACAAGAGAAGTAATTCCAGCAATATCAGTTGTAATTGCTCCAAGTGTCAAAGTAGAAGAACCAAGAGTCATGGTTGAATTGGCTAGTTTTGCATTTGTCACATTAGAATCAAGAATCTTTGCTGTTGTGATAGCATCATCAGCAATGTTTGCGGTTGCAACACCACTAGATGCTAGACTTACTGCTCCACTTGCGACCGAGAAGTTTGCTGCAGCAAATGATGCTACACCTTTTGTTGTAGTTGTTGCATCATCACCAGTAATGGTTAATGTTCCAGCAGTAACAGCAGAAGTAATACCTGATCCACCAGCAACAGACAATGCAGTACCCAAACTTACATTTGTGGTTCCTGTGTCACCACTGAATGTTGTGCTTGAATTGCTGAGTTTTGTATTCTCAATTGAACCAGCAAGTTGAGCATTTGATATGGCACCTGCACCAATTGTAACAACACCGCCTGTAACACTAAAATCAATTGATGCAAAAGAAGCAATACCCTTTTGAGTAGTTGAAGCATCGGTACCAGAAATTGTCAATGTCCCTGCTGTATCATCATATGTAGAGGCAAGTCCTGTTCCTGTTACAATCAATCCATCAACAGCATTTGCAACAATGTCTTCAACTTGTTCTTCTAAGTTTGTTGATTTCAAAGAAACTACGCCAGCAGCAACATCAAAATCTGTGGCTGAAAATTGAGCAACACCTTTTGCTGATGTGGATGCATCTGTTCCAGAAATAGTAACAGTATTCGTTGATCCGTCAACCACTGTTGATAAACCAGTTCCACCTGCATATGTCAAAGTGTCAGACAAAAGACTAATTGTATCTGAACCAGTATCTCCAGCAATTCCTAAATTTGTGGCAACATCAGCAAAAGTAGCAGTGCCACTTCCATCAGTTACAATCACTTGTCCAGATGTACCATCAACTGTTGGCAAATTGTATGCATTTTTAACTCTCACAGATCCTGCAGGATTTAAACTTAAATTTCCTGTTGAAGTTGTGATTGCATTTCCATCAAGATCTATATTGTCAACCTTTAAATTATCAATTTTCTTTTGAGCATCAACAATAATTGCAGAATCAGCAGTCAATGTTCCTTTTGCGTGTTCCATCATATCAGTATAATACTGACCACCTACTTTAATAGGTGCACCATCTGGATTAGAAAAATCCCCAATATAAAGTCTTTTTCCATTTTCATTATTAGATGATGCTGAATTAACAGTATCATAAAGATATGCTAGTTCACCTGAATGCAGCTGTCCACCAGTTTGTGATGGTAAACTAGCATTTTGAGTTCGTTTAATTTGAATAAGTGTAGACATTTATTTTTTCCCTTATATTGTTTTAAAAAATTCCACCATTCAATTTAAGTGTACCACTTGTGGTATCAATTTCATTTCGTGCAACCCATTTTACAGAATCGGAAGAATATTGTAAAATAGCACCATCTGCTAAATTTGTTACATCTATATCTGATGAATTATTTATTTCTCCTGACAAATTAAAAGAACCAGCTGGTCCAGATGGTCCAGCTGGACCTTGTAATCCAGGAACAGTTACTCTAATAACTTTTGGTCTATCTAAAATTGCCATTATTTTTAACTCCTAGAAACTCCTGGTGTTAGTGTAGCTATTCCTTCTACTACTCTTGTACTTAATCCACCTGTGCTTGTTATCAAAACATCATATACATATCTTCCTTGCTCTAAAGATGCAGTTTGTGCTGCTGATAATGAAATTGATATTTTTCCTGTTGTAGGATCAGAATTAATTTGTGTTATGAAAGAGGTAAAAGTATTTGAACCATATGTTTTACGAAGTTGTGAGATAACAGTATAGCCTGTTAAATTAATTGCAATACCTTGAGAATCTACAACTTCTAATTCATTAATAAAATCTGAACCTTGGTCAATAAAAATATTGGAAAGCGATGCCATAATGTCACTGTACCTTGCTTGTTTTATACTTTATTATATTTATAATGATTGAATTTTGAAAGGTGGGAAATACTTCTGATTTATTGAATTAAAATCAGAAGTATTTTATATGATGTGGGTTTTAAAGAATAATTATAATATCAGCGAGCAGTGGCATATTTGATTGGTTGCTCGGCAAATGCTGCGTATATGTGTTTAATATTATCTATACCATTATACGTTGCAGAACCGTCTAAAATTCTGAATCCATTAGAAAGAATATCAATTCCTCCAACAGTGGCACTACCACTTCCATCAACTCCTTCTACATAGGCAGCGTTTGCATAAAGTGGAGTATTCGCAGGATTATACTCATTTCTGGAAGCATCAAAAATAGACCAACTTTGGTAACTAGTATATCCGTTGTTATCAACTCCCTTTATCATGACGAATGCTGGCTTAAAACCAAGATATATGAAAGGGTTTCCAGATGCTACACCCGTATACGAACCAAATGCGGAGTAGCCGGGAATACTGGTAAATGCGTACATTATATAACTTACACCTTCACAGTTTAGCCACGAATCAACTCCAATAGTAATATATGAGGAGCCCACTCCTTTAAATATATTAGTTGAAGTTGCTGATGCGGAAGTATCATCTAATCTACTGTACTGTAATCCGGTAGATACATGATACACCAACCAACCAGCTCCACTGGTCATATTAAATGAGCTACCAGTACCCGTTGTTCCAGACCCCGATAAGCC